AACATAATGAAAATAAGTAATAGTATAAGCACCAGCTACTGGAAGAGTAGATCCACTTGCTGAATAAACAAATAGTACACCAAAATCATAATCAATAAAATAATCACCAGCAGCAATTACTCGATCAACACTTGCTACTTCGTTTACCAATAAGGTAGAGAGAGTAGCAGTAATAGGAGTACGCCCTGTATTTTTAGCTACAGGATAATTATCCAATGGCAACGCAGCAACATTGTAAGTATTTAATACAGGAATTTGACCAGTTGAACTATCATAACGTGCAGTTGCTTGAATCCATGTGCGATTACGCCATCCATTAGCAGTTCCAAAAGTAATAGCAGCATTATTCCATGCCTGAGAAATACTTTCAGCAGAAGCTTGTGCAGGAATATAAGGCAACTTGATTACATAATCACAAAGAACAGCAACCTGATGTTGCATATTGTAATTATGTTGACGATAAGCTGCAGGATTAAAACCATCGTCTAATGAAGATCCGTCGCCTGCCCATTGAAGGAAAGGATAAGGAGCAACACCAATAGGATATTTTTGGGTAGCATCAGCAAAAGATACACCAGATTTACCAAGTAAACCATAAGTGCTACCATCAACATCTGACAATGTAACTGAACCAGCAGCAGTTACTGCAGTACCAGTTCTAATATCAAAAACGCCAGCAGCCACATCATTAGCAGTGTAAGTTAAAGTCTGACCAGTTAACCCAAGACCAGCAGGAATCAAATATCCCAATGGATCCAGTGTTAACAATTTACCAGACATGATTACTTGCCAATTCTCATAATGTTTATCATACACCTGGACAGGTAAATACGGAGCCACTTTGAATCTCCAATGTGGTCGGATACCTTCCGAATGCTCAATATCATGAGTCATGTTTCCTACATGATCCCATACCTTATGATTTGGCGTGTATTGATTAGTCGCGTTGAAACTCATTTGTACTTAAACCTCCTAATTATTTTTTAGAGATATCGTTAATTTCCCGAGGAATAATTCCACGTTGTTTTAAATCTTCTAAATATTTTTCAGCAACATGCTCATTATAAGTAAATCTTAATTCCATATATTTATTTCTAATCTCTTCTAGCATTTCTTTAGTAACTATATATTCATTATTGCTTGTATCTTGTGTATCCGTCAAGTTTTCATCAATAGAATTATGTACTGCATCTTCTATTGGTTTAATATCTTTATCTTTTACGTTATTTAATTGTTCTGTTTTTCTATTATCTATAATACCATAAATGGTTTCTAAGGATGCAGTATCAGTTACTAAATTATTATCTGATGTATTTAATAATTTTGCGAAATATGTTCTAGCTTGATCTATAGTCTGTTCAAAGTCATTTTGTAATGCACAAATCCAATCAGACTGTTCAATTAGTTCTTGGTCTTTATTATCTGTTAATTCACGTTCAGCCATTACCGCTTGAATGGATTCAAACAACTTGGTTAATTGTTCATCATTAATAGCATCAAAACTTTCTATATTAAAGAGATCTTCTGCTAATTCAATTTTTTGAATAATAATATGAGTCTCTTTATCTTCTGTATCTTTAGTATCACAACCCATACGTTTTGCTTTACGGTTAACACATGCTAATATAGTTGATTTACTGCCTGGACCTTTATAACGTCCAACAAGGCGTCTAGCTGCTGTTACATGAGCACAATCAGGAACTGGAAAACTTCTATTAGGACCACAGAATGTACTTGAAGATAAACCTTTGCGTGCTTTAGCTGATAATTTAGCATCCAATAAATCAGATACTTCTTGGTCAGACATTTCTAATCTACCTAATTTGGCATCTGCTAACATCTGTACATATTCATAATCAGCATCTGTTGGCTCTTCACCAAGTAAATCTACTAATTCATCACCAAATAATAGAGATAATTCATCATTTTTTTCTACTGGTTTATTTTCGTCTTCTACGTTGCTTTCAACAGAAACTTCTTTATCTTCAACATCTTGTTCTGTATTATTAGCATTGTCTTCAACAATATTATCTTTAATGGAATTGTCTTCTTCTTGTGAATCTTCAATAGAAAAACCACAAGACACATTAAATACATTATCTTGCTTATCAGTAATCCATTGTTTAAAATCTTGAACTACGCCATCTGCAAGAATTTCTACTGTTTGAGAATGAACATCAGCAGGACTATTTACATATGAATATTCATTATATTGAAGATTACCAGTAAGAATAACGCAGAGTTTATCTTTGTATTCTTTACCTGGTTTATGTTCACATTGCTCGTCTTTTAACCAATCTTTCCCACATACACTACACATAGCCTTATCGGTAGTAGCACCAATAGAACCAGTAAGGAAACGTTGATCTAATATTTTAGCAATAGCATCTTTATCACCAATGCGTGCAGTAATTTCAATATGTCCTAATCCCATATAATTAGGATCTTTAGTATATTTAGCCCCTTTATCTAAAAAGAGACTATTAACTACTTTACGAAGATCTTCATCAGATAAACTGCCTTTCAAGAAATCTTGGACCATAGATTCATTAATATTACTATCTGAATAGTTTTGTAATTCTGGTTCATAATTAACATAACGTGCAGAGACTACTCTTCCAATACTGTCGTCTTCTTTTTCATGATGAAGTAAAATAGGCTTTGCGAAGGGTTCAGTCCAGGAAGGAACAGCTGCTTCCATTTTATCTGGGAAATAAAATCCATTATTTAATGTGACTTTTCCAGCATGTGTAGCAGCAATACGTACAGTAAGACTATCAGGTACTTCACCTGGGCTAGTATTTCTATAACGTCTACTCGTTGGTTTCCCAAAAGAAAAGAAAAAATCTTTATTCTGGGTTTGATTGTCATCCTCTACAGGATAGGCAATAAAATAATCAGTAATTCGCAAAACCTTTGACATTAAACTTACACTCCTTTTTTAGAAAATTTACACTTACAATTTGGATGAAACGGTACTATATTGTTTAGATTAAAACTGTCAATTTCAAATTCTTTATTATGATACGCTTTACATTTCTCGCAATCTGTCTCTTCGCCATGAATAAGAATGTGTGTATATCCATTTGCCTTTATACCTAATAGTTTACCGTAATTTCTACATTTGGAAAGTTCTGTGTTATATATAATACGCACTCTATACCTGTAAGACTGGAATATATTTGCTATTTCTCGTTTATTTTTATTTTCTAATTGCAACAATCTATCTGTCAAGTCTTGCCCTAATTTATTGATTGTATGATTTACTCTATCTTTGATTTCTTGTTTAGACTTTTGGACTAAATTAAAAAATGCATTCCCATTATGAGTATTGGCAAAATAATTTAATTCTATAGATTGCTCACATTCTGCAATGAGTTTTTGTATCACATGATCTTTCCAAAGACCAAATAGATTATGAATACCAGATTCCCATTCATCCGTTCCCAATAGAGCAAGAATAATTTCTTCTTCTAATTCATTATACTCTGCTAAAAAATCTTTAGGTTTTGATGGAATAGAAGGAGTTGTAGGAGGTTTTGGTTGTTCTTTTTTAGCTGTAGCAAGTTGTGATTTATTTAAATTTGTAGTATTTGCTTCTGAAGCTGCAATTGCTGCAGGACTCCAAGGCTCATCAATACTCTTCATAAGCAAGGATGGCTCTTCAAATAGTTTCCAATATGTTTGATACCATTCAGGATATTGTTCTTGATTATTGGTTGCATGTGGATCATCTGGAATATCTAATGGTTCTAATCCAAGTGATTTTCTATATTCTGCGTAAGTAATTCCATATGACTTAAACAATTCTATCGCATGTTTCTCTTGTTCCATTCTATTTTCAATATCAATCTCTTTAAATTGTAGATATACCATATTTTCTGGGTCTAAGACATCTGATTCTATTTGCAAAGGAGTTTCCATTAAAAGTTCAGCAATAACTTCTTGGTTAAATTGACTCTCAACACTATCTTGAATATCTTTTACAGTATCAATCAATTGTCTACTAAGACTTCTAGCAGTTCCACGATTACTTGTATCCGCAATTCCAATATCTAACTCACTAATACCTAGCCCTGCTATTACACGACGTAGGAAATGTTGTAGATAGCCTTCTGCTTTAAGTGCTTGTCCTTCTGCGCCAATAGTAGTAATCTCATGTCTATGGTTTGTAGCAAGACCACCTTCAGCTGGCATATGATTCATTAATAATTGAGCTTCAGCAATTTCATCTTCACCGTTTTCATTGTATCCAGCAGGAAAAAGATCATTACCTACTTTCCAATGATAAAGAGGAAATAAATGTTGATATAACAATAACTCAATATTACTTTCAAGATTACGTAATGCTCTAATATCATCTATTACTGGTATTACATCAGGTGTTCCAAAAATAAAACCTTCTTTTCTATTAAGAGTAAAGTGAATAATATCATTAGGTGAAAAAACTCTATCTTTAACACCATTATGACCTTTAAGTATCCATTTTTTAACTCTATTATTATTATCTAGTTCACATTCCATTTGCTCTGCTGGTAATATAAAATATCCAGCAACAGGTGGAATAAAATTATTAGTTCCTGGAATTTGTCTGGGGATGCCACCACTATTATCAATATCTCTTACTTTATATATAAAAGCATTAGATAATCTAATTAATGATGTTCCAATACGTTTTAATAAGTCTAAAATAGATATATTAGACGATAATTCAATTTGACGTAATCTAGTGTGAATATACTCAACTGTTTCACTATTTTTTCCAACAAATGAAAAACCTTCTTTAAACATAAGAGAAATTTTTCTTCTAAATGATTGTCTTAATATGGCTTCTGTATCTTCTAATAATCCAACTTCTTTAAGATTATATTCTGATCCAATGGTATTTTGGTTAACCGCCGAACTAATTCCACCACCACGATTCGTTTGATAAGAGAATTGTTTAGGCTTTAATGGTTTAATCTTTGCATAAGGTAAATTTGTAACATTAGCATCTGAAATAATCTCTTGAGAAATATAATCAAATGGCTGAATATGAACAGCTTTTCCTTTAATTAAATCTTTTTGAGATTTAGCAGTTCTACGCCAAAATTTTTTCATAATACACCAGTCCTATGAAGATTGTAATTCACGTATCCATTTATTAATTTTATCCGAAGTTCCTGATTGTGTCTTTATTTTACATGGAATTGTAGCTACTTTAGCTTGATTATATGTTAGTTTACCTTGTAATTCTTCAATAGCTTGTGTTAATTCTGGATCATTAATAATAGGTTCAGCTGATATTTCAACGCCACCAGTATTATCATCTTGTCCTTGTCTATTAGATATTACAATATTACCATCTGGATCTAATGATAAAACATGTCCAGTTGCTGTATTAAGGAATGTATTAATAAATTTTTCCAATTCATTTGCACTACGATTAGAAGAACTACTACATGTTAATAATCCACTTTCTAATCCTTTAATGATAGCAGCAACTAACCCTATTAGTTTAACTAACTTAAGCTTTTTAAATGAAAGATTAATATGAAAATAACTCTTTTTACTCGCATCACCTAATAAACCCATTGCTTGTTCAATATAGAAATCTAATTTAGCTTGCATCATTTCTTTAGATTCAATTAATGTATCTCGGAAAAATTCAAGTGAAGAAGTTAGCGATTTAAGACTGTTTGTGAAAGTGTTTAGACCTTTAGATTCTTCAGGAACACGTACAGTAGTATCATTATCTTCATCATTAATTTGATTAGCTAATGCAATATTTTGACTTCTTGATTGTGCAGCTTGTTGACTCAATTCTTCTACTCTATCTTTAATATCTAGTTTTTGTATTTGATAATTAATATTAGTAATAATACATTCTATTGGAGATAATATAATAAGAGCAAATTGATCAAACATTGCTGTCATAGATAGTAATATTGGAGTAAATAATGGTGCAATTAAATTTAATATAAAATCAAATGACAGATCTAACTCTGGAAATTCAAATTGAGCATTAATAATTAGTAAAGCAAGTATTTTTTGAAGATCTGGAATACACATAAAAGATAATGCATCTATTAATGCACAATAATCATTGTAGAATGTTGTATCATTTAGAAGATCTGTAAGATTATTTAATAATGCGAAATCATTTAATAAATTCTTCTCAAGTACACCCATAAGAGATAATGATGGGAATAATTCTGCCGCACTAATTAATCTACCATCACATGGAATACATTTTTTAAGAGTATTGAGTAATTTATTTGCATTTACAGAATAACTTACATTATCTAATACTGTTGCTTTATCTTCTAAATCTTTTTCTTCTGGTACATATAAATAACTAGACATAGTACCTTGAAGTAACTTAGCATTATTTCTTGTAGTTTCTATATGTTTAGCCATTGTTGCAAATACTGATGCTTCAGACAAATCAGCATGTGCAGCTTCCTCAAATTTAGCAATAATTAATGAACAGTCTTGTAAACATGTAGCAGACATAATACTCCTTAGATGTCAGCAAATGGCACAAACATTTTAATCATACGTTTAATATCTGAAATAACAAAATTTTGTATCTCTTTAT